TCCACCCCGTGACCAGCACCAACCCTCTATCTCTTAGGTCTAGTTCGATGTCACCGATGGAGAAGACGTTGTGTGCCTTGAGACTAAGCAGCTTCATTTCCTTAGCTCCTCTCCTACCTTGCGGCATTCAGCCGTGACTTCCTTCTGCTCCTCGTACTCTTTGATAGCGTCGGGGATGTGGAGTCCGTCGCTACTAAGGGGTTGCAGCCGGTCAACCTCCTCTAGCTTCACGACGAACTCCACTGATCTTGCACCTGCCCCCGTAAGACCTTCTCGAATATCATCCGTGCGACCTGAGTGATAGTCAACAACACGAACGAAGTTGTTATCAAACAGACCGGGCTTGCCGATCTTCTCTTGGTAGGTGTAGTCTGCAACACCCATACCCTTCATATTAAACGTCACAAACCTCGGTGCGTCAATCTCATGGAACTCCTGCTCGCCTGTGTCTGTGTCATACACGATGAAGCCTCTCTTGTCACCCATGTCAGCCCAGTTGATCTGCAAGGCTGAGCCTACCACCGTGGCTTTGTCCGTCACCTGCATGTGCGGGTGGTAGTGTCCTGAGAACACATGCTGCACATCGTCAGGGATCATGTCCGTGTTGAACGCCGAGCCGGGTACGAACCCTGACTTCATGGGCACGCCGTCGATCCCAGCGTGCATGAAGCAGACGGGGTTGGATCCTTTCTTCACTGCCTCTGCGAAGAACTCCGTGATCACATCCAAATCCTCAGTGTACGGCAGGTAGCTAAGTCTCCTATCCAGACCATTGAACGCGTTGTGCCCCGGCACATCCATGACGTTAACACTAAGCCCCTCTAACCAGTGCAGGGCGTGAGTGTTCATGGTCTTGTCCGCTGTATCGTGGTTGCCTACGAGTGCAGTCGCATGGAAGGGTTTCTTGTGGTACTGCATGATTGTTTCCCACCCCAAGAATGCCACCTTCAATACACCAGCGTCTATCTTCCCGTGTGTGTGAAACAGATCACCACAGTACACAATCTCATCTACTGAGTTATCTTTGAGGTAGGCACAGATCTGCTCAAACACCTTGAACCCATCCAACAGCCTGGAGTTTATCCCCATGAGATTCCAAGAAGGATAGTCTACAAGGGTGGCACCATACGTGTGGTTGTGGAGGTGGAGGTCTGAAAAGATTAGGATCTTCATTGGCTACATACTCCTACCATGATGAAGAAGGTCATGACTGTCATATACCAGAGCCTGTCGTCCATACGATCCATCAGCTTATACAGTTTCTCGTACTGTTGAGGTGTCATTCGAGCCCCCGTCCCCACCTAGTCATGATGCCTTCCTCGATACACCAGTCGAGCCACTCGGTGTATGCCTTGTCGATCCCGCCTCGGCTGAACACAACGTCAGCCCACATCTTCCGGTCGAACTCCTCATCGTACAGCTTGTACGCCTTGGTGCTGGGCTTGTGCTCTATCCAGCCTGACTTGATGCCAGCACGCAGCAGGCTCTCCTGTGTGTCGAATCCCACCGTGTTGAGCAGCGGAGTATCCTTCACCTCAGGGTAGTCCAACTGGGATCCCTTCAGCTTCTCCACCTGTAGGCTGACCTTCTGGCCGAGCCGCTTGACCTTGTCTGCTGCTTTGATCCACCCCGATGCCTTCATCGCAACACGCACGGTAGCAGCCAGCTTGATCGAGTGTCCGCCCGATGAGTCGCTCTGCTTGGCGTACTTGTTGGCGGTGATGTTAGCTGTGGCATGGTTGATCAGCACCAAGTTGGCGTTGAGTCCAGCTACGTCAGGTTGAATGCGACGGATGGCACCACGGATAGCCTTGGCATCTTGCGCGATCTTCTCAACCTCGCCGATAGTCTTGGCCTTCATACCCTCGGTGGCTGCACCAGTGACAGAGTCAACGACGATGACCAGAGGCTTGCCGTCGTTGTCTTCCTCCCTTGCCTCAAGGATGTACTGGATCTGTCGGAAGCAGGCATCCACTGAGTCAGGGTCACAGATACCTAGCTGGTACTCAGGCTCTACCCCGCAGTCCATGGCGCGCAGCTCATCCCACGACTTCTCTGTGTCAAGGAACCACGACGTACCACCCAAGCGCTGGCACTCAGCGATGGCATGATACCCTAGTGTTGTCTTACCACAGTGTTCGAACCCATACAGCTCAATGACTCGGCCCGCAGGCCAGCCCGGTTTACCCATGTTGAAGTCCAGCTCAGGTACACCAGTACGAATACCCCAGGGGATGTTGCTCTTGATGTTGATGTCACCCGGCTTGTATACGGCTGTGTTCACGTCGTCTTTTGTCTTCTTGTGTACCGCTTTGAACATCTTGTCAAAGCTACTCATTTCTCAAACCTCTTATAATTGAAACTACGGTACTGCCTCTCGTCCATGCGGTGAGGGTCAGCTTCCAGCTTCTTCTGCTTGTGGCAGTCCCACCACCACAGAATCATAAATGTTATGATGAGCACCGGGATGATTGAGGTCGCAATGATCTCAATCCAGTAAGTGAGAAACCATTCCATCATCTAGTCAACCTCTCTAGTACGGTATGGATAAGGAGGGCTACGCACCCTGCTATGAATCCGTAGCCCACCTGAATCCACTCCATTACTCTACCGGTGTGTCCTGTGTTGCGTTGTCTGACTTCGCGTACGCATCTGCCAATTCCTCGTAGGTCATGGGAGGATACACTTCCTCAAGAATGGTAGGCTCACCGAACTCTACGCCAGTAGCAGCCACCTTCTCCACGATGTTGGAACGAGTAGGCACACCGAGAACATTGTACTCAGTGTCGTATCTACCCTTCCCAGTACGTGTGATGCGAACGTCAACGCCGCTCGTGATGTTGGAGATGTCACCCCAGTCACCAGCCGGATCGTTGTCGTACTCCATCAGTTGCTTGAACACCTTCGGGCCTGACTTGACCACGAAGATACCGTCAGCCAATGTCTTACCATCAGGGTTGCTGAACACGTAGGCGTTGTACAAGTAGGCTTTCTTCGCGTACAGCTTCTTCGCCTTCTTGATGTTGTTCTCGCCCTTCGCTTCATACAGCTCCGTGCCTGCCTCACAGATGGGGCACCCATCATTCTCATCGAAAGTCTTGGGGCAAGTGTACGTCCCATACTTCCCATCAGTTCGCAGCCCATGCTCAATGTACTCACGGAACCACGACCTAGCACCCTTGACCGGAGGGAGGACACGAAGGTGAGTCATACCCACCTTCAGGAAGAGAGTCTTCCCATCACCACCATCTCTGATCTTCTTGGACTCTTCGTAAGCATCACGTTGAAAGTCCGGGTCTACCTCACCAAAGCCTGCGGGCAGGCCATTCTCATCTACCATTTGGATCTCCTCATTCAGTATCGCCGTCGTTGGCGAATTGGTTATGCTCCAATTATAGCTTCCGTTTCAAACTTTTGCAACCCACCACCAAAATCGAGCGAATGTACTATTTAGGTGTAGCTTATTCCAAGGGGCTGTTGAGCACCCGGATCTCCTCCTTCTGCTTGTAGCAGAGGGCGATAGCCAGAGATGCCTTCTCTCTCAGGGCACGGTAGAAGCCATCGACCATGTTGTACTGGGCCTGTGCCTTGTATGAGCCGTGCCTTGCATCAGTCACCTCAGACTGCTGAACCATATGCTCTCGGATGCCAGCCTCCGTGACCTTCAGCTTGCTCTGTGCAGCTGTGATCCTAAACGCCTGTGCTACCTCAGCTTCTACCACCTCCACCTCGTTCTTCTTGCGTGAGGCGTAGGCATGGCACTCAGCCGACAGCTCTGCGAAGAAGGCTATCAGCTTAGGCAGCTCGCACATATCCTTGTTGAGTGTCTCATCACTGAGGCTCATGGAGTCTTCGACATCAACCTCTATTGAGTTCTCTACCCACTGCCCATCTTCCAGATACTCCACTGTAACTTCAACCATTTACTTCTCCTCATTCCAAATGTATATCACGGTGTTATCAGGCAGTTCCTCGTCCACCTTCAACGGCACCAGTTCAAACGTAGTGTCGTTTCCTACCTTTACGATCATCTCAGTACTCTCCTGAATCTCTTCAGCGATATCACTTGATACATACACCGCTGTAAACTCAGGCGTATAAGCCATAGCTCTGATGATGCCTCTCTTAGTAGCGCGCATGCGCCGTTCCCAACCCATACTGATCCCTGAAGTTTCCATTATCTTCTCCTATTTAGCGTTCAACTCTGCTTCCGACCAGCTCTGACCCACACCCACCTTCATGGTGAAGCGCCAGTCATTGAACTGGGGTACGGGACGGTTCGATATCTCTCGTAGCTTGGCCTCGAACCAACCCAAGTGTTCATCCTTCACCTCAAACAACCCGGAGTCATGCACCGTTATGATGAGGGCAGCTTCCTCTGCCTTCATGACGCCTGCCTTGATCTGCTCCTCAAGGTACTCGTTCATAGCGTTGAGTGTCCTGATCGTGACCGACGCAGCCGGTGACTGGATGGTACCATTCACTGCCTGTCGCTCAGCATTCTCCCTCGCCCACTTGTTGCCTGAGTTGAGGGTACTACCCATGTGCTTGACCCTCCCGAAGGGGGTTTCGTGGACACCAGCGTTGGCTGAGATCTCGGCCACCGTGTTGATGAAGTACTCACCAGCAGCAGGGAACCTAGCGTCCAGCGCTGCGTACCCTGCCCTCACCATGTCAGGTGTAACAGGATGCTCAACACCATCCAAGTCCATCCACGTCAGCTTCATCAGTGAGTGGCCTTCGACCGCACCATACACCCGACTGAAGTTGACGGGCTTGGCAAGGTTGCGGTTGTGCTCATTGACCTGATGATCCTCCAGCCCCACGAACTGAGCAGCCGTGGCCTTGTGGATATCCTCACCCGATCGGAAGACCTCCATCATGTTCTCGTCACCTGACTTGATGGCTAGGCAGACCAGCTCGATCTGGCTATAGTCACCATAGACCATGCTGTATCCCTCACGGGCTATGAACATATCCCTCAGGTTACCCAGCCCCTTCTTGATACGCTGGTGATCCAAGCGTGGAATCTGGTGAAGGAAGGAGCAGGAAGGCCGACCATTAACAGTACCATGTAGCAGCACACTGATCCTAGCCCTACCATCAGCACTCTTACTCATGTCCTTGGCGTTGTTCATGTAGGTGCCGATGAGCTTGGTGAGAGAGCGATACCTCATGAACTCTATCACGATGGGGAGCTTCTTAGCCAGGGGCAGCAGCTTAGACTTGTCTGTGCTGTAGCCCTTGGTGGTCTTGGGTGTCTCTATGTCCTTCCAGTACCCAGCAACCTTGATGGCCTCAGCCACATGCTCTGACTTGTCACCATCGAACTCAGGCCACGTCCGTCCCTTGAGGCTGACTGATAGATCCTCCTTCTCCTTCACGAACTCAGCAGTCAGGGTGTCGATCACGCCCGTAGACAGGGAGGTACCCGCCCACTCAGCCTTCATCATGGTGCGGATGAAGGGATGTACCTCGTCCGTGTACAGCTCCCACTGCTCAGGTAACTCCTTCAGCCTGGAGTAGTACCGGCAGAACAATCGGTAGGTACTCTCAGCATCCTTCGCACCATAGGGGTGGAGGATCTCATCAGGCACATGGTCGTAGGTGTTACGCAGCACCCTGCCATGCCCTGTGATATCGTGTACCCCCTTGCTGTAGTTGCCTGTGCTCAGCTCTAGGTCAGCGAGGTACTCAAGGTCATGGGGCGGATGCTCCCACAGTACGTGGTGCATGAGCAGGGTGTCGAACAGGAAGCCCTTAGTCTCTATGCCGAGGTGCTTCCGGAGGACACACATATCGTACTTGATGTTGTGCGCCACCTTCGGGATGTTGCTATCTTCGAAGATAACAGAGAGATACCTCTTGATGTTGCCTAGATCTATCTTACTCCATGCGTTCTTCAGCTTCCAGTCCGTACCATCCGGGTCATGGTTGTAGATAGGTAGCACTGCCACAGTACGGACATCCTCACCGTACCCCCAGCAGAACTGCGTGCAGATGAGAGGCTCCGCTGCCCAAGGCAGGCCCCTTGACTCTGTATCAAAGGCGAACATCCCCTTCTCTTGGATCTTCTTTACCATCCACGACAGGTCATCCATGTTCTCGATCAGCTTGTAGTCCACGTCCTGCTGCTTCGGGTTGATGAGGTGGCCCTCAACCGCAGCCTTGGCCATGATGAGATCCTTGGTGATGGTACCCTGGAGCCTCGGGTCAGGGTTCATGTACAGGGCGTTGGGGTCAGTGGTCACCATGATGTTGTACTCTTTGTCGTTCGTGTCATCATGAGGGAACTGCTTCTTGATGATCTTCCCATGTAGGCTGTTGATCCCACCCTCACCCATCAGGTTGAAGGCACGAAGGGTAGCGGCACCCATGAGGATCACCACGTCAGGGTCCACGGCCTTCAGCTCGTCACCCAGGTGTCCCATGCACGCCTTGACTTCCTGTACTGAGGGCGGTCGCTTCGGGGGGTGGCACTTGACCAGCCCCGTGAGGTAGACATCAGCCGGGTCTATGGTGGCTTGATCCATTAGCTCTCGCAGCTTCTCAATGTTTCTCCCGTTGCCCATAGTACAGTTATCCCTGTTGTCTGGGGACTTGACAACGATCATGATCTTCGTTTTTGTGGGTGCCTCAGGCGTGCTGGTAGGGGCTACATCACACCGTGAGCCATAGATCTGTACGTACTTGGTCAGCGGCCCCAGCTTGCACTTTGTTTCGCCGCACAGGCTCGTTTTGCATGTCTCAGCCATCTTCTTTCTTCTCCTTAGCCTTCGCTATCAGGTGTTCCATGTAAGCATCAGGCCCTCCGACATCAGGCCTGAATGATCCTCTCTTCCTCAGCTCAGCCCAGATATGGAGCCTCAGGATGGGCTTCAGCAGCACCCTCACCACCTTCAGCTTGAAGATAGTCCAGGCTGTGTGAAGGTTGCTCATCCGCCTCTCTCCTCATTACAGCAGTACCCGCATCGGCAAGTACAGGTGTCTAGGTTCGGGATGATCTGCCCGCAGGTACATTCCCGCTCGTCCATGTCGTCGCACTGCTCCTCTATCGCTGCATTCCTGGCTGTCCCCCGCCTCATCTTGTCGAGGTACTTCCGCCACCAGCTCTGGCCTACCGTCCTGATGTTGTAGGACTTACCGCCCTTGCGCCCAGCCTTAGCGCCCATTGACACACTCCTTGTAGTACTCGTACTCACAGTCACGGGCAAGAGAGGGTGGCCTGTTCCAGCACTCCTCATGGTATACAGCACTGCAATCCTGCCAGTGCTGGCGTTGCTCTGCCGAGCTGGAGCAGAAGATCAGTAGAAAAGGTAGTACCATGAAGAGGAAGGCGTATAGTCCAAGGCCCAGGTTCTCCTTCATCAGATCCCCCGATCAGGGAGGATATCTCTCTTAGACACGATGAAAGGCCCTTCACCAAACCCGTACTGCTCATCGAAGTGAGCCAGTACATACCCCTCAATTGCCTGAGTGATGACGATGTTGTAGTAGAACCCCATCGTAGCACACATATGGTTCTCATAGAGCAGCTCACCTGTGATGGCGTCTTCTTCGTTCATCATAGCCCCGCCTCTCTCGTAAGCATCAAGCTCATTCACCAGCCGCTGCCATGTGTTGAGTATCGTGACGGAGGGTTGGCCGAGGTCAGGTGCGAAGCATATCTCAGCCCCATTCACAATGACACCTGTATCTATCGAGTAAGGCTCATACTCCTGTCCCTCTGCCTGCCACTGTACCAAAGCCAGCAGTGCTATCACAACGATAGCAAGCAGGCACCATGACTCAGGTGAAACCCTAGGCTTCCGATGTTCCTTCAATCTACTTCCGTTCTGCAAGTTCATATTCTTCTTCCTTCTCGTCTACGTAGTGGGTGCAGTTCACACAAGGCGTATGGTTACAGCTCTTTGCCTCTGTGTGCTTCCACCCTTGAATTTGATGGGGCCTGCCAGGACACTTGCCCTTCCCAGGCCAGTAGCGCCTCCCACATTGACAGCACTCTGTCATTCTCCGTACTCCCTGCCACACCCATCGCAGCATTGTTTATGTGGCTCATCGAAGTACGACTGCCTGATAAGTTCGATGCCATTGAGTAGCTCATCTGTCTTCACTGACATATGTAGCGTCACTCCCTTCGGCTTGTCGTCGTCGTCAACCTTCTTTGAGATGGTGATGACGATCTCATTTGCCATTGACCCTACCATGCTACCATGAAAGGGGTTAGGTCGTAGTTCCATTTCGTTATCGCCATTGAATCCATTGCATATCTTGACTGTAGTTTCGTTAACGCCCATTGATATGTTTCTCCAATAGTCTCTTGTCGTGGTCATCCGGCTGTCCATGTATCGGGATGATGTTACTTGGCACACCTAGTGCCTTCAACTTACGCTGTGCCTTCTGAGCTGCGAAGGCAGTGCCCTCGTCCCAAAGGAATGTGACGTGCTTCACGCTGCTATGTAGGATCTTGTCAATGTGTGTGTCGCTGAGGTGTGAGCCGAAGGTAGCTGTAGCATGGAGATCCCTGAGCCACATGCTCACGAAGGTGTTCTCTACAAGGACGATGTCCGACCACAACTTGCACTCATCCCAGCCCAGGAAGTAGTGAGTGATAGGGTGACCACTGGCATACTTGTAGGGCTTTGGGCCTGCCTTCCACCAGTCAAACGGATCCTTAGTCTTGTCCACCTTGCGGCTGTTGTACTGTACTAGCTCACCACCCTCATATACCGGTACATACAGGCGCTCATCATCCTGATGTATCTGAAACTGCTGGATGTGATCCCATCCCACACCTCGGAAGGACAAGGCATCCACGGCTAGGTCGAACTGCCCGATAGGCACCGCTGTCTCGGGTAGTACCACAGGTGCAGCAGGCCTCTCCGCTTGTATCTTGGGAGAATACCCTGACATACCAGGGCCATGGCCTACCCTGTCAATCATATCCTCAAAGCCTATTGTTTCACGGCATGAGGCACGATGGCAGTACCCGACAACCTTCTTCGTATTGAAATAGAACTGAGGGTGACCACACACCGGGCACTCAAACTGTAGCTCACTGCCATGCTTGCGCTGGACAGCGAAGGCACCCAGTATCCACTGAGCTATGTCATGTTCGGAGTAGTCGTTCAT